TCCCAAATAATGATCGCGCAATTTCATTGATGCTTCCATCTCTAACTCTGCTAACTGATCTGCACAGAATATTCCAGTTAGATCAAAATCTTTTTGCGTGATCTTGTCAATGTTGTCGTTATAAATTCCATGCTCATCTACTTCATAAGAAACATGAACAGTAATTTCAAACTGGCCTTCACCAGTTTTCGTTTCAAATTGCCATTGCATATCTGACATGATTGCTCCAATAAAGACCGAGAACTATCGGCATGACCTAAGTGTAAGCGACCTTATCAATTAAGGCAACTACTCCGTTGACTTTATTTGCATTCGCGCATTCGCTGATTCTGTTCGCCAGACTTCAGTCTTCATTTCTGCGGCTGTCATTCGCCACTTCAATGTTTCCTCTATTTCAATTGCTTCTGCCAAGCCTCTTAACAAGACTTGATAATCAGGATGTGCGTATGCTTCACGCTCTTGACTGACCGCGCTATCAAACCCTGCTTGCATCGCCTCTTTCATCAACAACGCTTTTTTAGTCTTGCGGAATTCTTCTAAATAAATCCGATCACTTTTTGCTTTCGCGAACTTTGGCGCGTTGGCAACAATGAACTCAATTGCTTTGTATGGTGTGCTCATTCCAAATCTTCCTTAACTAAGACATGAACCTTCGCGATAGATTCATAGGTTTTTTTTACGAAAAGCTGAGTTACTTGGCAATCATCAAGATAGACAATGCCGTTCATTGAATCGAGAAAAGCTTTTGCAACATTATCAGAATCAGGCTTCTTTATAGGTTTCTCATCATTTGATAAACAGGCTTCCCTGCGCTTCTTTGAGTAACTTACTGGCACAGGCATGGCGATGTAGATATAGACGCTTACAGGCGTTTCTAATGGCGGGGAGCTACCCATTGCTTCACGCGCATAGATGGCAATCTCATCTTCATAAGCTCGCGTCTTCTGCGGTGTGTAGGTTTGCACAAACTTTCCAAAGGTTTTAAATCTAGGTCGAGCTTTTCCCTGCGGAGTTCCGAACACTTGGAATGTGGTCATGAAAGTCATTTCCGAATTGTCCTTTGAATGTTCATTCTTCTTCGCAAATCATCTGCGGCTTCTTGTCCTCTGCGCTTGGCAATATCAGACAAGATGCCTTGCCACCACTCGATTGCTTCCCCAAGACCTTCTTCCAATTGCCGCTTCTTGAATCTCAATATCCACTCTCGCGCTTCGCAGTCTTTGAAATGTTCCTTGTCCATCAATGTCACCAGTTAATTCGAGTGCCGTGTTAATCATTACAAGACTGTAATCTGCACCATGCTTAACTTCAGTCAGTATCGCTTGAGCTTGGTGATAGTTCATTCTTTGCCTTTATGTCTCGTTTAAGTTGCTCGAGCTTTGCCAATGCTTCTGCCTTTACCCTTGCACCTTCAATCTGTTCATGCAATGTCGGCTGTCTCTCGATAACTGGAACTTGCTTCACAGGAATCTGCGGTCCTGCATTGCAGTATTCGCGAAAGGTTATCGCACTTGGCGGGAACTCGCCCTTCAGTCTGCTTATCGCGTAATCAAGGCTAGGTCTGTAAGTCAGGAATCTGCCAAGCTGTTCCTTCCATACTTGCCGAACAATAAGCGGGTCAACATTTTGCCAATTGCTTTCAAAGCGCGAACCATAAATTGCGTTCATCACAGAGAAAATGTAATCAAACCCAGAGTCTGGGTCACAGAAGTCTTGGTCGTTGTCCATCATTCACCTCCAATGTTTCACTAGGTTTCTGCCAAAAAGGTTTCGGTGTCGATAAGCCTCGGGTCAATTGAGACATTGTGCTTTGCCGTTGTTCAGCATTGCTCAGTTTTTCCTTAACCCAACTTGCATCAAAGCCAATCCATCCCTTCATGCAACAATGCGAGATCGCTTGCTCAAGCGTCCATCCTGCTTTTGTTGCCTCGCGTACCAACCCCTTCAATGCGGTTTCTGTAAGCGGCTTCTTTTGCCCATTACGCAAGGTTAAAAAGTCATCCCACAATTCAACTGGAAAACCTTCAGGTTTGACAGCGACCTTCTTCTCTCTCTTTGTCTCTACCTTTGTCTCTCTCTCTGTCTCTGTCTCTGGGATAGCATCTTGCAAGCGTTCTGCTAGCACTCCGCTAGATACTATAAAAAAACCTTTATCAATCAAAGGCCTCATGCCATCTTCATATTCTTTTGGCGTGATGTGCAATCTGAATACAAGCTCATCAAGTGAGCCATCAAAAACACCATCCTTCTGTTCGCTTGCAAGCAACCAGAGCATCGGTGCTATCGCTTTGCTAGCAAGAGGTAAGCGCATGAATGTTCTGTCATTCAATAAATCGCGATGTAGTTTTATCCAAGGTGGGCATCTGTCTTTGTAATGTTGAAAGACTGCCCAATTTTTCGGCTGTAAAAGCATAGTGGTCTCATTTCCAATTCTCCCAGAAAGAAACAATCGGCAGGAGGGGAGACTTCTCTTTTCGGTGCGGTGATCAAGCCGAACCTAGCCGTGTTTCAAAACAAGTATCAGCTAAATCTTTTTATTCTGCAATCCGTTTTTTTTATTGATGATGATTGACTCGCGCATGATCATGATCTTTTCCATGACAGGCAGTCCGTTTTTTTTCTGACTCTCTTTCCCATTCGATGAGACAGTTGGCTTATATCTTTGCATCTCAATTGCAAAGGTCGGCTCACCAGTATCCCAATCAAATGGACTTCTAATTTTCTCAGGCGGCTTCATTGATAAACCAATCAGGTCTGATTGCCTTCAGTTGAAAGACTCTCATAGTGGGAACATCTTCGCCCCATTGGGAGATCGCGGGTCGGCTGATACCTAGTAACTCTGCGAGTTGCTTGATAGAGCCTGCTTTTTCGATTGCGGTTTGTGTTTTCATGCAGTAATTTTAAGGCGGATTAGCGAAAAAGCAACAGTTTTTTAAGCCATCTTCATAGGGAACTAGGGTAATCACCTACATTTATTTTTATATTCGGACTATTTATTTGATAAGTTGCCTTACAATTCACCCATGCCGCAAACAAAACGCGGTCTTTTAAACCCTCTCAAGGAGAATGAAAATGGTAACAGGCAAATTTGGAATCGAACTCGAGTGCTTCAACGCTACACAAATCCAAGTGGCTCAAGCATTGGTCAATGCGGGTGTCAACGCGATCACCTCTGGCTACTCTGGTAGCAACTATGCACTCTGGCAAATCAAGACTGATGGTTCGATCAACGGAGTCAACGGCTTCGAAGTTGTCAGCCCAATCTTGGAAGGCGAGGCAGGAATCGCAGAAGCTCGCAAGGTTTGCGAAGTCTTGGTAGCGATCGGTGCTAAGGTCAACCAGTCTTGCGGTTTCCACATTCACCACAATGCAAAGAACTGGGGCATCCAAGAGTTCCGTAATTTGTTCAAGCGTTTTGTTAAATTTGAACTCGCACTCGACAGCGTTCAGCCAACGAGCCGTCGCGCCAACAACAATCGCTTTTGCAAGAGCATCGTTATGAATACAGTTGCAGAGACATTCGCTAAGATCGATCGTTGCACAACAGTTCAGCAATTGTCGACAGCTTACGGAAGCAATCGCTACTACAAGCTGAACTTGCAGTCTTTCTTCCGCATGGGTTCAGTTGAGTTCCGCAATCATGCAGGAACAGTTGAAGCCGACAAGGTTGAGCAGTACATCCGCTTGACATTCGCAATGGTCAAAGACGCGCAAGACCATATCGCAATCAAGAACTTCACGCAAGTGACGACAGCCAAAGAAGCCCTCGACACGATGTTGGCAGGAATGGTTCGCAGAGGCCACATCGGTAACTACACAGCGAAGTTCTACAAGAAGCGCGCAGTTAAATTTTCTAAAGAGGTGACAGCATGATCAGCAAGACAGCTTACTTATTTTCAGGAGGGGGCTTTGTCCTCGCCTCCGATGCCAAGGAATTTGCAGAGAAGATGCGACACACATCGATGAACAAGGAGAAGAACCTTGCCGAGTTTATGGATGCTGTTGCACATCGATGCCACCTAGACAATGCATCGTTTATCAGAACCGATAACTACGATGCATTCCTAGAAGACCTTATCGACCACGAATTTGTTATCGCTATTACATTGGATTAAACATGAAGACTTATATTTATGCCGCATACGGAAGCAACCTCAACCATGCACAGATGGCGGTGCGTTGTCCGAAAGCTGTCTTTGTTGGCACAGGAAAGCTCAAGAACCACAGGCTCGTTTTTAGGGGCGTTGCAGACATTGAATCTGATCGTGGCTCAGAGGTATTGGTTGGACTCTGGCGAATCACAGACGCCTGTTTAGCCGCCCTCGATAGGTACGAAGGATGGCCAAGCGTTTATGAGCGCGACACATTCATGGTTCACAAACAGAAAGGTTCGCCAGTTCCTGCCATTGCTTACTACATGAACTCAATTGACTATGGCTCACCGACCCACGGATATTACAAGTCAATTGCAGATGGATACAAAGACTGTGGCTTGCAACTGGATGCACTCGAAGACGCACTCATGCTGACGCAGGAAATCTGCGATCAATTTAATTCTTACAACTGAAAGGGAAATCATGGCTCACTTAATCGAAACAAACGAAATGACAGGCATGGCTGAGATCGCTTATGTCGGACAGAAACCTTGGCATGGTCTTGGTCAGCAACTAAACCCAGATGCGGATATCGAGACATGGGCAAAGATGTCAGGACTTGATTGGCAAGCGAAGGTCGCGAAGGTTCTTTATAAGCCAGATAACTTTGGCGATATCAAAGAAGTACAAAGACAGAATGTTGTTTATCGTGATGACACTCTTGCACCATTGGGATTGGTAACTGATCGATACAAGTTACATCAGCCGAAGGATGTACTGGACTTCTTTAATGTTCTGATGCAAAGCGCAGGATTCAAAATGGAAGTCGCGGGTTCTATCAAAGGAGGGAAAAGAATCTGGGCGTTAGCGAACACAAATAAGGAGGCTTGCGTTCTTGGTGATGATGCGGTGAAAGGATACTTACTTTTATCGACTAGCTTTGATGGCTCGACAGCGACCATTGGACAGTTCACTAGCGTCAGAGTTGTCTGCAATAACACGCTATCTGCGGCTGATAATGAGACTGCACCGAGCCGATTCAACATCACGCATGGCAGAGAGTTCGATGCAAGTCTGATGCGCGATAAGCTCGGATTGGTAGTGAGTGGATTCGATGGAATGATGGATAAGTATCGTTACTTAGCGAGACAGCAAGTCAGCGTTTCTTATGTCAAAGAATTCCTGAACAATTTATTCCCTGCAAACTTCGATGTGAAGTCAGCAACATTCAAACCTTCTCGCGGATACAACAAAGTCCTCGAACTATTTGAAGGCAAGGGTATGGGTTCAACAATCGATGGCGCGAATGGCACTCGATGGGGATTGCTTAATGCGGTGACTGAATACATCGATCACAACAAGGGACACAATGTTGATAGCCGAATGAACAATGCTTGGTTCGGTAATGGCAATCGCATGAAGTCAGAAGCTGAGAGCATATTGATAGCTTGATTGGTATAAGGGTAATCACTTAGAAAATAATTTAATCTAGGTGATTTATCCTGATAACTTGGCTTATAATTCACCCATGCCCTGAACACCTCGGGGTCTTTTAAGAAAGTAAGTTATGACAAATCCTATTAAGAAAATCACCCTTGCAACCATCAAGTCTTTTGTTAAAAAGAATCCTGAGTTGTACATGAGGAGATCATCCAAGTTCGACGGAATGATTGATTGTGTTGTATCCACTCAATCCACGACATTTCGTCGCACCTTGAGGTCTGAAATAAATTTACAGCGAACATTGGGAATCGCGGGTGCTTGGTTTGTTGGCGACTCACGCGACTACTTCGACCCGTTTGATGATGGTGAGTTCGTTGGATACCGAATTCACAATTGCTGTGGCGCGTTTTACTTAGCAATCAAAAAGTGAGGCGATCATGAAATCAGGCAAATCATATTGGAGTCTTTCAATCAATCAAGATAAAGTTTGGGATGATCTTTATGCAACAAAAAAAGATGCAACTCGCAGAGACTTAATGTTGACTATCAAGTACATCAGAACCAACATGAAAGCTCAGTTAAATGAAAAGCTAGATTACTCAACTGAAGCTCAAGCCAAGGATGCTTCTGCAAAGTTGGATAGTGCAACTCGCAAATTTGTGAGTATCTATGAAACCACTCCTGTGAACTTGGGTTTGGGTTGGTGTTAAGAATTGAAAGGAAAAATCATGAAAGAAAAAACAATCGACTTTTTGTGTTTCATCGGATGCGTGATTGTGTTCGGTGGGATTGGTGTGATGTTGGCTTGGAGGGGATAACAATGAACATCAAATTCTTAACTCATGTCAGACGAATCTTTGCAAATTACGATGCGCCTCCTGCGACCATCCGTTCTTATCAACGGCAATGGGTTCGATCTGTAAGACAGCTCGGGAATAAATGGTTGATGGCTAAACAAATTGAAAAGGTAACACAATGAAACAAATCGCGACAGCGTTGGTCAAAGCACAGAATGCTTTTGGTCCTGCGCTCAAAACCTCTACAAACCCGCATTTCAAATCCCGCTATGCTGACCTGTCCGCTTGCGTTGAGGCCGTTATAGAGGGATTGAATGCCAATGGAATAGCTTTGGTTCAGCAACTAAGCGAGTGCAATGATGGGGTGATTGTGGAAACCATCTTCTTGCATGAGTCTGGTGAGAGCTTCAACTGCGGCAAGTTGCACATCCCTGCGGTGAAGCATGACGCGCAAGGTTATGGTAGCGCGTTGACTTACGCTCGGAGGTACAGCCTCATGTCAGCTTGCGGCATCGCGCCAGAAGACGACGACGGAAACTCTGCATCAAAGACAAGCAATGTAACGAAGGTTATCAAGAAGCCTGAGATCAATGAGAGTCAGATGCACGACCACTTGCTTGCCATCGATGCTTGCACATCAGAGGATGAATTGCGTAGAGCATTTGCTAATGCGTATCACGATTCTGCTCACAGCAAAGAGTGGCAAGGGAAAGTCATTGCCAAAAAGAATGAAGTCAAAACAAGATTGGAAGCCAAATGAAAATCAAAAGGTTCAGGGCTTCAAGTCTAGCTGACATCATGACAGAGCCAAAGACCAAAGGCGATACGCTTTCGGTTGGTGCAAAGACTGCGATCATCAAGATGGCCAAGGAGTTTGTTTACGGATATGACGAGCGCATATCAAACAAATACATGAGCAAGGGAACTCGAGTTGAGAATGATTCAATTGACTTGCTTAACGCTGTCTTGAATACAGGCTATGTCAAGAATGAGGAACGCAAGAACAATGATTGGATAACTGGTGAGTGCGATATCGTTGGAGACAACAGAATCATCGATATCAAATCCAGTTGGAGCCTTGCTACATTCCCCGCCCTGCCATCACTAGGTGAGGAGATCAGATACGAATGGCAAGGTCGCGCATACATGATGCTTTGGGATGTGCCTGAGTTCAGCATCGCTTACTGCTTGGTTGACACTCCCGATGATCTTATCGGATGGGAAGATCAAAGTCTGCATGATGTGTCTCACATTATTCCTGACTTGCGTGTGACGCTTGTTCACTACAAACGAGATCAGGCATTAGAAGACAAGATCAAATTTAAAGTTGATGCCGCAAGAGAGTATTACGAAAAAGTAATTCGCGAGATCAGCGAACAACATGAATTTTTTAACTTAAAGAAAGAAGCAAATGTCTAAAACAATTTACGAAGTTTCCGTCACCAATGGAAAGTATGTCAATAAGAATGGTGAAAGTAAGAATCGTTATCAGCGCATCGGCTCTGTGATCGATACAAAGAATGGACCAATGCTAAAACTGGATAGCACTCCGCTTGTCGATGGCGGTTGGAATGGTTGGGCTTATCTAAACCCACCAAAGCCGAAAGAGAATGACGGCTTCCCGCAAGATGAAGATGCAGATGTTCCGTTCTGATAATTAAATTAACGAGGGGAAAACTTAAAAGCCAGTACCCTTACCTTAAAGGAGAAGATCATGGATTACCGCAAAATGTTTGACAAGATATTTCCAGAGTTCCCAAGAGTCAGAAGTACAGACCCAGTAACTTCCTTTGAGGCGGCTGATTCAATCAAGGATATAGCCCCACAGCACCACGATATTATCTTGGCGTGTCTCGCACAGCATGGTGCGCTTGGAAAGGATGGGATAGCCGCGCATACAAAGCTCGATGGCAGTCAAGTATCTAGGCGGCTGAATGAGATGAAGGCGCGTGACCTTATTGAGCTTACTGGTCGGACAGTCAAGTCAAACTCAGGTCGTAATGAAAGAGAGTGGCGAGTTAAGATATCAATTAGCAAGTACATGAATAGCATGGTTAATATGAATCTTCCTGTCCTCTAATCCAATCGTGCCGCCATTGATTCGCTTTGTCAGCATGAGCCAATCTTCTTTGTCGGCATACTGATTCAAGTTGTGAGTCTGCCAGAACCATCCTGCGGTGAGGCTCGCATACTTTGCTGTTCGAACCAAATCAGGATTGCGAACGAAGTCTTCGCCTAACGCTTTTCCTGCATGGAAAAAATTTGCCGCGCCAGTTAATTGTAAAAATCCTGAGCCTCGGTACAAGAACCCATCCCCTGATGCCTCATCCCTGTTGCCCATACGCGAGCCGTAAATGCGATTAGCAATCTTAACTGGCTGACGCTCGTACTGCGCGGCTGACTCAGGCGTAAAACCCCAAGCGCGTTTTGCTGTCAATGGAAAGAGCTTCAGCAAAGTTGCCGCACGATAGTTCAGATTCTCCTCAAGCACTCTGAAGTTGTTGCACTCATGACCACATTGTCCGAGCCAAGCGGCTTGCTGAATTGGAGACAGAATTCCGAAGCGTTCAAATGTTTCATTGAATGGATCAGCCAACGATGGTTCAATCTTCAGTTGGCGTAATTGTTCAGGACTTACCATTTAAAAGATTCCTAACTTCATTGTAAGCATCGATGCAAGAGTTCAGTTGCAAAGTATTCCTGTCACCCTGCGCGACTATTTCTGCGATTGCGGCAAGGGTTTCTCGCTCGGCATTAGAAGCTGTGTCAGTCTGTCTGTCAGGTTCGCTTCCTGTTTCTTTGCTATCTGCGGTGGCAATGGCGGGACTTGAGGCGGCTTGCTGACAACTTGCGGTTGGGAGGCGCACCCTGCCAGAACGAATAGCGCGATCAAGGGCAGACTGCTTTTGATTAAGGACATTGTTTGCCTCCAATAATTTAGTTGCGTTAGTGTTTATTTGTTCACCGAGCTTCTGCTCAGTCGCCCTTGCTTCCTCATTCTTTTTTGCAATGGCAATCTTCATGTCATTGTCTCGCTCAAGCCATCCGTAATGATGGCCAACTTGATAAGTTCCGAACAAGGAAACAATCACTCCGACGATAAGCCAAGGCAATGGGATAGGTAACATCAGTCAGCCTCGGTTCTTGCTAGAGCGATAACTTCCCGATCTGCATCTGATTCCAAATGTTCAGGCGGGGTATCTGGTGGCGGTGGCGGTGTCCAGTTTTCATCCAGTTGCGGATTGACGAATACTGGCATAGCACCGAATGGCTGACTTGGTAAGCCCCCATAAGCCGAAGGCGGGTTATAGGCTTGGCTGAAGCCAGAATTGTAAGGTTGGTTAAAACCGCCTCCTTGCCCTTGATACGGCTGACACATAGGTTGGGATGGTTGCGTAGGATTGAACGCCCTAGAAGCCGCCCCTGCCGCCCTCTTTGTCATTACCCCACCGATGCCGCCAACGATCAACAGAACAATGTCGTTGAGCATCTTGGTATAGGCTTGGTCAATTGGAGCCATGCTCTTGATTGGCTGTGTCACGAAGGTCACAGAATACAAAAGGGCAATGACAATGACGCACAAGATGCAAGTGACCACCATGACCACAAAGCCCCAGACCCGAACTTCAAATTCTTCAGTTGTTAGCTTTGGCTTCTGGCTGTTGGACATCTGTTACTTTCTTTTCCAAGATTGGGGCGACTAAGTATTCAGGACATTGCTGAGTGAACAAGCACTTCGGCTTCTGACATTCAGGCAAGATAAAGTTATCAGGGTTCTGACATGGATATCGATAAACATCTTTGCATCCAGTAAGTAAAAGCAGAAGCAGAATATATCTCATGCCATTACATCCACTTGATTGACCTTGACCCAATGTGATTTGATATCTTGAACCTTTTGCTGTTGGTCAGCTTGGCGGTTCAGCTTCGCTAGATATTCCATGTTCTGCTGATGGGTAAGCCTCTGAAATTCCCATTGCATCTTAGCATTTTGCTGATAAGCAGATATTTTCATTTGCCTAATCCTATGCGACCCAAAAATAAATTAACGATCTTATCGCTAAGATCATCAGGAAGGAATTTCAAAAACCCGAGCGCATATAAAGCCACGCACCCATAGCAAAAAATCTTCAAGCATAAGTCAAAGGTCTTTTGATATTCATTCACCGACCACACCTTCTTGTTTGTTGACAGAACTCCATCAACTCATAGATACCAATTACCACTAAGAACAGAACAAACGCAGAGACTCCAAGAATCACAGCCAACTCATTTAACTCTGCTTCTTTTTCTTTGGCTTTCTTATCTGCTCTCTCTAATGCGCGAAGCTCTCTCGCATCATCAATATCCATCTGATCTTGCCGAGCTTTAATTTTATTCCACACATCAATCTTGCCTGTGGTCATAAAGAGCATTTTCAATTCTTCCTCAAATGCTCGAGCTTGTTCCAAAGCCATCTCTATCTGAAGCGCAGTTCCCATATTGGAACCTTTGGACTTCTTCGTTTCAATCAGGGCTTTAGTGGCAGTCGACTTAGCGTCAAATAATTTCCCAATCATTGGGGCTAAAGACCCAAGATCGTTAGCGACCGCACTAGCCTTCTTGACCATTGAGATGGCCGACTGTATTCCTGCTAGGGCTGTTAGCGGATCAATCATTTCCGTTCTACCTTCTTCCACTCAAGGCAAATTACTCTGCGGTTATAAACATCACCAATCCATGTCCATCGGACACAGCGATATTCTATGGACGCGAGTATTACAAACGCAAGTAAACTCACGACCAGTACCAAATAAAAATTAAGATGCACCACAGAATCGTGATGACTAAAAGGACTGCCGCAGTAATAGCGACAGCCCAATCCTTCATGACTTAATGTGACTTACTGCCCAACTCACAAAGCCTCCAACGCCTGACGCTATTGTCATGCCCATCCAGAAACCGCCCTTAGATTTGTTGGCAAGCTCGAGCAGTTCTGCAATCTGAGCTTCCATCTTGTCCATCTTCTTATCCATGTTCTGCACTCGTTCCCAAAGAACTCCGTACTTAACTGGATCAATGTCTACTGGCTCCATGATTTATCCTTATTCAGCAGGAGTATCAGGTGTGAGTTCTTCTGTCACAACTGGCTCTACCTTAAAGTCAGGATGTTGAGGCCATACAACTTCATTAAAAGTTGACATGGTATCTGGAACAATTAGCAATCTCTTGCGATAAGCCCTGTACTCATCTTGTTCTTCAGGTGTCAGCAATTCCCATCGCATAGGATTCATTGAGTCAATGTCTTGCACCAATAAAGAGTTGCGAATTTTTCTGATCTCCGCAAGCGCATCATCATGTGATAGATAAGAAAAGTTTGTTTGCTTCTTAATCATTTAATTGCTCCAAGACTATGAATTTTTCCTGTGAATGCCTTATAATCATCGTAGCCAATATAAGCGAATGTTGATCCGTTTGGCACTACTGCATTTGTTTGCAATAAAGAACCTGACCAAGGGCTATCAAAAGTTGCGGTTTTATCAATAACAATTTGATTGTCAGAATTGATTGTAAAAGCATAAGCCATGTCAATTTCATCGTCGTAAGCAAATCCTCTGTTTTCTGATGTAGCAACAAACCTTAATGCACCATATCTTGATGGTAATTTAACAAACGGATACATAGTAATTTGACTGTTTGCTACTACACCAACTCTAGCTGAACTTAGTGCGCCTGATGAGGAATTTCCATCTGAGACAATAAATTTTGTACTAGACAATGAGGTCAAAGTTGGTCGTGAATCTCCTATGTAACTTCTAAAATTCTGTTGAATAGTTATTGTTGTTCCTGATATTGATAGTAGGGCAATATACGGCTGACTAAGGTTATATGCGACTACTGCTAGTGTCGGACTTAGGGCAATACAATCAGTTCTCTCTTGCGAAGAAGTTGCCGCTTGTAAATTAACTCCTGTTCCAACAGAAACAGTAGTTCCTGAAACACTTAAAACTACTGATCTAGGAAGCAGACTAGAGCGATATGCCCATGTAAACAATGCGGTTGTAGCAGAAAGCTTTGTAATGCTATGCCAGTAATTTCCACTTGCACCTCCATCTCCCGCATCTACTAGCACATCAGAGCCAAGCGATAGAGTATCTCCTGTGATAGTCAGAACGGCTGAGCGTATATCGTATGAGGATTGATTCCAAGTCAAAAGAACCTGAGTTGAACTCAAGCTAACAGATGAATATGAACCGAGTGTTGGCAATTCGGATGTTAGTACCTGAGTTGCAATTATTGATGGTGGTGCATTTGAATAATCAATAAGATGCGCATACAAACCAATTGCCACGCCATTGATCCATTTTGGAACTAGCGCAATCGCCCTAGTGGTTGATATAGCCGATACTTGCCTTGATGAATTTTGAAGAACATATCTTGGTCCAACTCCAACTCTTGTTCCTGCTGATGCAGTTGTGCCAGATAGTGTCAGGCTTTGTAAATTTCCGATAGTAAGAGGATGGTGGAAAGTTGTGTATGTTGAAGATTCAGTTCCTGCTGTTGGATCAGAAAAATTCTCTAATTGTCTAAACGCAGTAGTTGGGCTTGATCCTGTTGATGGCGATAATGCAGTACCGATTGTGTAGGTGCTAACTGCTAAAGTGAATCCATAAATCCTATCTCCTGCCGTTGTTGCAATGAGGCCATAAATATATCCTGATAAATTAGTTCTATGAATTACATTGCACCCAAGTGTAGTATTTGTACCATAAATTGCATTAACTACAACTGCAGTTGCACTTATTAATGTGGGTGTTGTTCCTGAAACAGAAACTCTACCAACGCGCAAATCAGTTGAACTTGTTGAAATATAAACATAAGTTGCAGATGTTGCGGAATACGAAGCTAGTGCAACATTTTTATTCCCACTAGATATGCCTGTGTTGTAATGAGCATTCTGTGTAACAGTAAGCCCTGATATTGAAATAGTTTTAATTAGGTGATTGCCTGAACCAGCAAAAGCCAACATACACAGAGTTGAGCTAAGTGTGCATAACCCATAGGCGGCATTGGCATCTGGAGTATTACCTCCTCCAATATCAGCAAGACCACCGCTAGTAAGAGTTGTTCCAGATACAGTCAGAACAGCGGCTGACAATGTATCGATTGTTGGGTATCCTGCTATTAAGGCGGTGGTTGATGTAAGAAATGCAAATTTGATTTTGTCATTGATCGCACTAGCGATAACTATCTCTGTTCCTGCTGTGATGATGTCGCTTGCTATTGAAACAGCGCAAGCATTCCAAGCTCCCGATGATGCTTTCCAACTAACGATTGCAGAAGAACCAGATAAACCAACTGCGGCTACACCAGTTCCATCTATATTTGAAATCAATTGTGGTGCGCCAACTGTGATTGTTCCTGCACTATTAGTTGCTATAACTCCATAAACCTTATTTGATTCTGAAGCTTGTTGATTGAAAACTACAAGCTGTTTTGTTGAACTTAATCTTGCGACTGGTTGCAATGAATTAACATTAGGCGCAGTAATAGGTCCGAATATCAATGTTGAATCTGCATATGGCGCAGGGAATTCTTGAATACTCCACTCTCCTGCTGATGTTGAAATATCAGAAGCCCAAATTACAGATGTTTGATTTCCATTGAGGTTAAATAAATAAGTCCCTGCCGCGTTGTAAACAAACATTGGATATGTTCCAAGGTTCTTGATTACAAATGTTCTTCCAACAAGCGTTGTTGCATCAGGAAGATTTAAGTTAATTTTTGTTGTGCCACTTACCAACAAATATCCACCGCCATCACTTGCTAATAAAGTGATTGCAGATGATTGATTCAGAATACTGCGAACAACAGTCTCTGCACCAGAAGCCAACTCATACCAATCGGCTCCATCTACTGGAGTGATATTCAGATTTGTTTTCTTTGAAAGGAAACGAACATCGTTATAAGTTACAGACTGACCAACAAGATAAGTTGTTGACGCGCTGTAATCACCTTTGTAGTTCACCAATGCAACAGCGATCTCAGAGGCAGGAATAGCCTCATTTATAGTTGGCAATTCAGCATTTAACTCATCAGCGAATGTTGGCAATGCGCCCAAGAAGGCATCACCGCGAGCCGCAAAGTTTGCGGGGTCGTCACGACTTGGTGGCGTTGGCAGAGGTGTAAGAGCCATTTCAAATTTCCTTTATCAAATCAAACCTTCAACTTCAATGCGACAGAAACTATGCGTAGGGTACGCAATGTCAATGCTGAAGTCTCGATAGAAACCATAAACAATCAATGCTGAATAATCAGTATCTTCAGAACCAATGAACACGCTAGGAATAGAACGAATGCTAGATAGAATTTTCTGCACTCCGCTTATGCTTCCATTCTCAATCAAGAACTGTCCACTCATACGCTTACTATAAGCTCGCTGAACAAATGTTGTCAATCCAGTATCGGGGTCTGTATCTTTACGGCTGTAATCAATGATGCCGATTGTTGCCCCATGCTCAAGAGCCTTCTCACCCAAAGCGTAAACAGTACCGACAAGCATTTCACCGATGGCAACATTGCCGCCAGAAGATAGAGTCATTGTTATCTGACCTCCTGAATATGGAGGTAAGTCAGTTAACACTACTTCAGATAATTGTTCAAATGGTTCAAAGAAGTACATATACCAATCAAGAATGATTGATCCTTCTAAGTCAATTGTCCTTGAATAAACTGGAGGACTTGCCCCGCCATCGCGCATAACGATAGTTACCGATTGACCAGTAAGACCAAGCAAAGCGACGCTGTTTACAATTCCCGCGCCTATCGTAACTGTCAATGGTGAAGTTGCCTTAGTTGTCTGTGTGCTTATCTGTCCATCAAACATCGCGTGTTTGTTATCAGGACCAACAAAAGCCCAAGACGTTGAACCTACTGCATCAGGAATATTATTCAGATTAGTGTTTTCTAAGCTGATGTAATAATGAGTCAAGTAATCAACTATTGCATCTTTAGAATAAGATGTTACAGCACTCCAATTCGCATAAGCCTCTGTCGCATTAGTCGACAGAATCATTGCGGGAGTAACTGTAACTGGCTTTATAACTTTCATACTGTTACTGTGTCCAAAGGTTGATCAACATCTGTTCTGACAGTTAGACCGCGAACATCCCAGTTATCCTGCAACCTAGCAATCTTTGCCGAGCTTACTGCTGTTGATCTTGCTTCATATCTTAGCAAGGAAACTTCCTCACGCAAAGCCCTAATCTCACCCGCAACCTCACCGCCAATCATGCTTGCTGTTTGGTTTGTTGTGTAGACAGTTCCGCTTCTGTTGAAGTCAATAAGCTCTGGACCATTCTCGCCAACAAGAGCCATGCCGCCATTGTATGAACCGCCTTCAGCAAATTGCGGAATTATTGTTTGTGACATAGATTGAGCTACTGCTATTGCTTGAGCCGCTGAAGCATTGGCATTTGCGATTGCAGAGTTTGCCGCATCCATTGCGCGATCTGTTGCATTAGCAATATCTGTTAAGCCTGTCTTCATGGTGCTATCTAAAGTCACCAATAATTCATTTGACTTAGTAATGCCTGTGTCAATGGTAGTCAGCTTATCAATGCTTTCCTGCGCTTGAGTAACCGCCTTCTCTGTCGAGGTTAAATCGTTATCAGCGATAAGCTGAAGCAATGCGACCTGTGGTGCGGCAAGAGCTAACTCTTGAAGCGTTAAGTTCTGTGCGTCAAGGTAAGTCTGGACATCAGCGAATTGCGCTTGCAAGTTAAGCAAGGATGCAAACTGTTCTTGACCAAGAGTTGTGCTGAGATCAATGCTTTCAAGCAAGTCTCTGAAGTCTTGGCGTTGTTGCAATGCCGCAATCTGTTGTTCCGTGAATCCCGCTTTTGTCAAAGCCTGAACCAAAGACGAAGCGATCACACCCGCTTGCTCTTGCTCTGTGTAATAGTTAGCCATGAAGCCTTGAGCCTTGGCAATCAGTTGGTCAATACCGCCAACCAATCCTGATACAGCAAGGATGGCTGATTCACCACTCAAGGCAAGAGCTTCAAATGGACCACCCATCAATGTCAAAGCATTACCCGCTTCAACCAGTTGAGTCTTAATCGCGGCAACTTGCTGTAAGGCCGTCAGCACTTCTTCAAGTGTCGCGCCTTCTTGGAGATTGTTTGTGATTGCCAAAGCCCACTCAGGCAAGCCTAGTGTGCTTATCATGCCCTTTACATCTGTGGCGATCTTCGCTGTGAATTCTGCGAGTCCTGCCTCACCATCGGAGAACTCGAAGCCAGGCCATCTGTCGACACCGCTTGCCCAATCGACCAGAGTCTTACCGCTTGCAAGAATCTTCAATGCACCCCAAGCACCATCTGCGCTTGAGTCATCTGCGAATCCAAGACCAACAACTACTTCTTCCGCTTTCCCGAATGCGCGTTGCAATCCGTTCAAAGTATTGGAGATGCTTCCCGCCATCGTCACAATGCTTGATTGCATTTGTTTGTTTGTATCAACAACGAAGTTCAACTCTGAGCCTGTTGTTGCTGTCGCTCCTGCCGCGCTTGCTGTTGCCGCGCCACCTGTGTGCATAGTGCCTGAGTCATCCATTGATTTGATCAGAGAGACTAGAGCCGCCGCCGCTAGGACATAAGGCATGACTGCACCCGCACCCATAGCCGCGCCACCCATCATGCTTCCATTGCCCATCATTGCAGATGAAGCACCCATCATGTCCATGAATCCTGCGCCACCCATAGTCGCACCGAATCCTGTACCGAACAATGAACCCGCAGTTCCCATTGCTCCGAATACGGAACCCATCATGCTACCGCCACCGCTTGCGGCTCCTGCGGCTGTCGGCATCATTGATGCAAAAGCATTTCCGATTGGCGACATGATCGGGCGAATGATGAACTCAGCGACAGTTGTCTTGAACTTGTTTTTAATGAAGCTCAAGATGTTGTCCACGAATCCTTTGCCTGATTCAAAGCCACGCATCAGCGCATCAGTCAATCCTTCTGTGATGGATGTTGCCGCTTTATCCCATGCGTCTTGTGCATCCTTCGCGGCTTTAAGACCAATTGCTTTATCTTTGGAACTAGCCAATTCAGTTAATGCTTTGGCTTGATCTTTGTAGCCATTCACTACGCCTTCACTCAAGAACGCTTCTTCTGCTAGTTCTGCGTTTAGCTTTGCAGTTGTAGCCAACTCATAAGTTTTTTCAACATCTAATTTTGCAACTTCTTCAGCACCTAAGAAAATTGCCGCATTAGCTTCTTTCTGTTTTGTAACTTCATCCTCAATGGCTTTATTCTTTTTCAGGATTGTTTCATAGACAGCGTAATTAGATTTTGCAGACTCATCAAGAATTTCTTTCTCGAGCTTTCCAACAGCTATCGCATCTTCTGTTGCCCTCAAGACTTTCAGCTTTGCAAATAAATTATCTTGCTGTGCCTTGGTGAGCTTCAGAGTTCCTGCTTCAATCTCATTTGTGTATTTGATCTCTAGCTTTTGTGATTCAGTTAATTTTTCAGATGCATCAACTTCAGCTTTGTTGGTTGCAATCTTTTCATCAACGCTAGTCAATAACTTTTTATATGCTTCTTCGAGCTTCTTTAATTCTTCAGCTTGTTTCTTTGAAGCATCACTTACATAAGGTGCTTCTTTCTTTGCCGCCTTTGAGATCGCGGTCATTGTGGAAACTGCTGTGCTTCCGTTTGCGTTCCATGCTTTGTCAACTTCTTCTAATGCAGAAGTCCAATTTGTTTTTAGGCGATTAGCGTAATCTGTGCCTAGCTTGATTGCACCTTGAATGTCACCTGTCATCACAGCATAGATTTGCCGACCCGCTGTTACCAATGTATCAACCATTGTTGCAACAGCTTCATAAACAAGAACGACTGTGATGTAAAGACCTTTGAGTCCGATAGACAATGCGTTAGCAATACGCTTCAGGCGATCACCTTCTGTCATTGATGAAAAGAATTGATCAGCAAGACCTTCAAGCGTAGGCAACAACTCAGCCATCACTTGCATTGAAATACCCTTGAAGCCTTGACCCATCAAATCTAATGTGTCATTAAACTTCTCTGCTCTTGCGGCTGTCTCATCTGTGATTGTTAAACCTAGCTTACGA